ACTGAAAGTGTTCCTTCGTTGATATCATTGGCGCTGTGGTTGTGTTTTTCGGCAGCGGCTCCGGTCTGTGAATACGTGACCTTGTGGGGGTTCTTGTAATCCGCAAGATGCGCGATGAAATCCTTGATGGCCTTCGCGATTTTCCCAAAGGCAACGCCGAGTTTTTCTCCGCTCACAAGATTCTTGAGTAATGCGGATTCCGTGTATGTCGGGGTTTGGTTGGAAATAGCCTTGTTTTCCACGTTGCCAAGCCCCACCTGCTCCTTTGTCACTTCGTGGGGGTTGGTATGGTCTGCAATGTGGTCATCAAGACTCTGCTTGGGTGCATACACCAAGCTTTCGGAAATACTGGCTGTGACGTTCTCTGCCTCTCCAACGTAGCAGATGACGGAAACCTGCGTCTCCATGATTCGGTCAGATCCAGACGGGATATAGTCCGCCTCTCCTTCGGGGATATAGCCGTAGGAGTACAGAATGGAGTCTCCCCCGTCAGGGTCATCCGCAAAGACGCCGATCTCCGTCATACGGAAGCCGGACTGGATGTTGTTGTTCGTGAACACCGAAGAAAGCGTAACGACAGAATCTCCCGCGTTGATTCCGGTGATTTCAGCTTCGAAAAGCTGGTTGCTCAGAGCGGAAGCCTCATCCCCGCCGTCTGCTCCGTTGCCGAGGGCGATAGAATGAAAATTGAGGCTTGTCTGTCCGGCAAGCACTTTAATGAGCAGTTCTTTGCCCGCAGGCGTGAGGTGCATATTCATGTGATATCACTCCTCATCTGAATTTTCAGAGACTCAGGGCAGCTCGGGGACATCGCACCCGAACTCCATGGTCACTCCGCGCCGGACAGCGAATCCGGTATAGAGGTTGATAGTGTTGTTGGGCGATGCGGCCGCAACGATGCGGACACTGACGCCGCCGGCCTTGACAAACGGAAGCTTCAGAGCCTCCTGCAGCCACATCTCTTTGCCGTCGAAGTCAAGCATGATCGTCGCGGGGATGTCCGGATCTTCGGAGTACCGCATAGGCGGCCCCTTCCAAAACATCTCGATCGCCCGCATGATGTCTGAATAGGTGCAGTTGCAGGTATTCTTCATCACCTTGTGGATGAGGTATCTGCGGTAGGTATCATCATCCAGAACGTACTCGGTCCCGATGGGCCTTCCCGCAAGCCGTCCTGCCTCCGTTCTGTCCAGAACCACGATGTCTCCAACGCCGTCGAGCTGACGGCCTTTCGCAGTGTACAGCCACCGTTCCTGCCGGAGCTGAGTGAAAAAGTCGAACACTTCCTGCAGCTCCGCCCCGATGACATCCATCAGCGCTTCGATGTTCGCTTTCCCGCGAAACTGCTCCGCGAGGTCGCTTTTCAGCTTCTCAACGTAATCAGCCATCGATAGCCACCTCGATCATTTCCTCGTCGGTGAACGCCCTCTGTCTGGCCGTGATCGCCACGCTGCGCTTGGTGTATTCGTCAGGCTCTGTGGAAGCGTCAGTGGTCTCAAAAAGCTTGATGTCGATGTAGTCAATGCCAGGGCAGGCTTTGTACAGGCTGGCGAGATACTGCTGCGGGACAACATCTGCTCCGGCGTTGATTTGGTCCATGTTCTCCAGAATGGCGTTTCTCAGGAGCGCGGTGTAGTTGGCAGGGATCGCCTCCGTGGAACTGAGTGTGATGCCGACATGGAACCAAACATAGACAACACTGGGGCGGCTGAACCGGATGGAGATGCCGTCATCATAGGGGCCGGTAACAACGACCGTCGTATCGCCGTAGGTGCCAATGCCTGCAGCTTTTTTGTTCATGATCTGCTGTGCGATGAGAGAAGAGTCGCCACCATCTACCACCATTTCGATGCTGTGGGGCGGACGACCAAGAGCATCGACCTCGTGGGTGTCGTTCTCATAGGCCGCAACGCTCTTAACGCCCTGCACATTGTTCAGGATGGCACTCCGGATGCTTTCAAGCATCATGGAAGAGCGGTTGAAAATCTTATCTGCGTAGGACTGCCGGAACTCAGAGTCGGTCTCCTCGTCGCGGCCGGCAATATAGCTGCACATATTCGTGACGCTCAAAAGTCCGGCGCTGGCCTTCACGATGTTCGTGATAACACCATCAGGCAGGAAGATGTCTCCGGTCTCCACCGTTCCGAAGTTCAGGACCGACGTTACCGTGTTGGTGGTGAGGTTTTCGGACAGAACCATCGAGTTCGTGGAGGTCTTGTCAACCGCCTCAACGAGCAGAACGCTTCCAGACACAGATGCCGTAAAGCCTTCACTGACGATAGCCGCCGCAAGCCCTGCAAGGATGTCCGCCTCATCAGCACTCTCGGAGGCAAAAGAAAACACCGTTCCATTGATGGCTACGGTGTACAGCGCCTCGGCTTCAGCCAAGGCGATCTTAATTTCAGCTTTATTGAACGCACTTCTCGTGAGGGTCTTCGCCTCCCCAAGAGTGAGATATGTCGTGGGGTTCGTTGCGGAGGAAATCATGGTGCCGGACGCCAGCACCGTGCCATCCTTGCCGGTACAGTGGATGGGATAGTAGGATTTTGCGGCAGCCTCGCGGACTGAGCCGCCAAACTGCGCCGCATTATCCAAGCTCGTCCCCTCTGCAGACGACGGATACTGGGAGTAGTAGGTTTCCTCACCAAACTCCCACAGCTCCGCAACTGCGTCTGCGATGTTCGCAAGGATGTGGTTCAGGAATGACTCAGGATTCTGTCTGGTGTTCACGCCCCAGCGTTCAGAAAGGCCCTTGTGCATCCCCTCCAGAATAACATCAAACCGCTTGATGTTCGGCCCGTTGGGTGTCAAACCATATTCAGCCACAGTGTCAACTCCTCCCTGTATGTCTCTTCTGCAACGGTGCAGGTGTAGGCGATGCGGGCAGTCCGCTTCGCCGGATCATAGTCAAAGGCGGTCACTTTTGCCGCCTTAACGCCTTCGACCTTGAGGATTTCCGTTCGGAGTCTCCGCCGGATCTTCGGCTCGTTTGGCCGCTTCACAAAAACTTCCTCAAACCACGGAAAGCCCATATTCGGGCCAAGCCGCCATTCTCCGAAAATCCACCGCAGTCTGACAGCAACGGCCTGCCGAACGCTTTCTGTCATGGAGATATCGCCGTCCGGCGCGATCATGATATCGCCGCTCTTATCAAGCAGAATATCCAACACGATTGGACCCTCCCCTCTGGAAATATCCATTTTTCCACATGCCTTGATTGGGCGGTAACTTTCGCGGCATGGTGGGTAATTTGATGGGTAAAGTTGGACGCCCTCCCAGGGGCCTTAAAATGCTATTATCAAGGTTTTCGCCTACTCGTTTCGATCGATGATGTTATCAGCGGTAATCGTGCCGGAAACGGTGAGGTCTCCGGTAATGCTGATTCCGCCACTCGAAACGGAAAGGCTGCTGTTTCCACATTTCACAACGACCGCGTTTTTCTGACACGCCTCAGAAATCGCGGAGTTCGGCTTCATGAAGAGGCCGGGGATGCAGATGGCATTCGTCAGATCAAAAGAAAGATTGGTGTTTGTTTCCCGCCCGTACATCCAGTAATCGATGGAGCGTTCCGACACGACCACCAAACACCCATCCCCTGCCTTCACAGGGAACGCAACGACTGCGTCTGAGCTTTGTGGAAAAATGACCGGAACACCGCTGATATGAGGATAGTCCATCGACCCACCCTTCGGGATGGGGAACTTCACCATCGGCTGCACCGTGGCAAGACTGGTGGTAGGGTCAAACGAGATGATAGTGCCGGGAAAAGCGGTGTGGATGCCGCCGATCTCCTGCCTCATGGTGTTAATCAGGCTTTGAATCAGTTCCTGCATCATGCTTTTCATTCACCTCCAACAATCGGGCAATGCACACCCAGTCTCCGGATACATTGTCTCCGGAATACTCGATGGAGTAGACACGGAAATATCCCTCGACCAGTTCAGACTCCAACTTCACAAAGTCATCAACGCTGATTGCGCCGTTCAGGAAAAACTCCACATCCCATCCCATCTGTTTTGCGGTGGTCTTGTCCTCTTGAATGACCACACGGGCCGGGATGCCGATAAGTCCGGTATCAGCAGAAAGGACATATACCTCTTTGGACATCACGTCACCGGGGCGCTTCACCTGAATGACGCCATTCTGGATGCTCCAGCTCAGGCCGCAGCAGTCACACCCCTTGGTCAGGATGTCCCGAGCAAGGCCGACAAAGCTGAACCCGTTGGCAACATCCGCAAACTCGGCGTTGTAGGAGAATATGATGGCTACGCCCATCTGGTCGGCCACATCCTCCATGATTTTCTTCCAGTTGACGGTCCCGTTATAGGACACCGACACAAAGGTATCCCGGATCTCCACCAGATTATCAACGACCTCGATTTCCGTCTCTTCATCTGCGCCGTTTTTCTTTGTGGTAGAGTAGCTGACAATACCGGCGAAAATGAGGGGGAGCTTGTTGCCGTATCCAGCTCTGAAGGATACACAACAGTCATCTTCACCCAAAACGGAACGATGCTCCGGACTGAGGTTCCAGACCGTGAGCCTTCCGGTATTCTGTGTTTCAAGGTCTGACTTCTGAAACGAGAAATTTACTCGGAGAGGCACAGGGCATTCCGCTGTTACCTCTCCGATCTCAAACCCTTCTCCTCCTGCAGGACCTGCCGCGAATCGATACTGCCTGTCGAAATTTCTGTATTCACCCACGCTGTTTTCCTCCTCGCGGTGCATCACTTTTCCACAACCGAAGTTGATAACCAAAACGCCGCCGCGCCATTATATATACGTTGTTAAACGTATATATAATCTATACGGTTACGGTTACGGTTACGGTTACGGTTACGGTTACGGTTAGTAGTGGATTTTCCGCGGATTGTCCGCGTGACCGTCCGCAGGAATTTCCGCAGAAAGCGGAAAAATAGCCTGAAAACAGGTGTTTTTGCGGGTTTTTGCCGAAAATCTTAGACGTGAACCCCATTTGCGAAACACGATGTTTTTGCCAAAGCAAGGTCAAAAACACATGTGCAATAGGACATTTTTCGGATGTTCCGCACTACATTCCGTAGCTATTCCGTTGGTGTGTCACACGGAATGTCCGCGTGACTGTCCGC